CTAGAAGCCTATCGCCAGCCACGAGAATCCGTTGGTTACCTCCGCCGTCGCGCCGTTGACTCCCAGCATATCGCCGGGAACGTCGAGTACGAACGTCGCGCCGTTCTGGTTGTAGGAAACCACGGATACCACCGTGTTCATCCCGCCGGTCCTGAAATAGTAATTTGCTGCCAACGGAGGTATCAGTATCGCTGTAGGAAAGCGTATCGGCCAGCTGACCGCGTATTGAGTATCGTTGGGGATGCGCACTTGCCCCAGCGGATAGAAACCCCACTGAATGATTGCGACTACCGAACCGCGTTGGCTATCCGCGATCGGTATCCGCAGGTAGCCATTGGTCTGCAGCGCTCCGGTAAATCCGGCCGTAAAGGCTTGCAGCAGCCCGATGTTAGCGATGTTCGTATCCTGGCGTTGCTTGAGAAAGGCCGTGCGGTTGGCCAGCTGCTGATGCGGCTGGTTGCTGATGCCGATGCCACCGAAGCTCGCACCGGTTCCGGCGCCTTCCACCGGATCCGTCTGCCCAATTTCGTAGATCTCGTTTGCGGTGAACTCTGCGACGTCGATCAGTGTCGTCATGGTTGTGACCGTTCGCCCCTCGGTGGCGGCCTGAAGCGCCGCCTGTGCCCGCCGTTATGGAACATTTTTCGCCGGCGGCCCCGTGTCTGCGGCTGATAGCGTGGTGGCGCGCTAGAAGGTCAGCGTCCACGTGCCTGAATAATTTCCCGCGCCCGTATACGCGAACGCCGGGACGGCTACATGCGCGATCATCGGTCCGGGTGCGCTGTGCAGCGCCACCAGCGTCCAGACTGCTCCGCCGTCGGTAGTGGTGCCGCCCAGCGTGGTGGCCCAGACCGGCCCGCTCGCGCCGGTGGTGCCGGCAGTGGTGCAGCGCTGGATATTTCCGTTGCCATCGGCGATCAGGTTGCCGACGGATTGCGCCGTGCTCGCCGTCCATGACGGATTCGCTGTGCCCACCGCCGACGGCAGCACCACCGCAGCCGAATTCGCGAACAGGCCGAGCTCCTGGACCGTGATGCCATTGGCGCCGTAGTCAGTCGTCTGGAGTGAGTAGTTGAATTGTACGCTCCCGGGCGACGGGAAACTGGTCGCCCCGATAGCGTTGTAATAGGCGGGCGCGGCTCCAAGCCCGGTGTCGCCCGCCGACGGCGCCGCCGCTCCGGATCCGAACCCGATTGCGGTGACGTACTGGCCGGCCGTCACGCCCGCGATTAAATTCGCCAGCAGCGGCAATCCCGAGTTCACGAAGAGGTTTTCCGCCTCCCACAGGAGCCGCCCGCGCTTGTATAGTCTGACTATTCCTCTTGGTCGCATCGAGTCCTCTTGAAGGTCTAATGTTTACCGGCTTTGTACTTCGAAACGAAAGCCTGCAGAGCACGTATGTGAAGCGCTTCCGATTATTCTCCTGCCGCAATCGGGTTGCCGTTGACGATCACTCCTGAGTCGGCCACCGCCGGTTCGTTCGCTCCATAGCTCACACCAATGTGGTGGAAATGAGCGTCGTAGACCGGGGCGATGCGCTTGGTATCGGCCAGCGCCCACGCCGGTGCGCTTACCACGTCGGCAGGAATCGGCGCCGCGTCTTTCTGCAGGAAGATGGATCGCACGAAGTCGTCCGGCGCAGGTGCCGAATCCGCGATCGGCGCCGCGCTGAACCACAGCGAGTCTAGCTGCGACCGCGTCGGCTTGAAGAAATTGATCGCCCCGATTGCCCGCAATGCCTCGCCGTTTGCGACCGCCTGGCCCGTTGCCAGATTGATCACGGCCCGAAACACCGCCCAGCCCTGGTTCGCCGGCCACGCGGTTCCGTTCCAGCGTGACTGCCCCTCGAGCAGCGTGACGCTGCTCCATCCCAGCGCCGACAGCGCCGTCTTGACGGCGTACGGTGTCCCGCGCGTTTGATGCAGCGGAATCGCAGCTTTGAGCAGCGTACGCCACGAAGCCGGGTCCGACGGTCCCGCCCCGCTCTGAGACGAAGTGAGGGTGTCGATGTCCGTCAGCGCATCGATGTTCGTCAGGGCGTCGATCGACTCGCTTACGTTCGCGCCTACCTGCCACTCCGGCGCCAGCATGTCGAACTGCCATGCCAGCAGCAGCAATGCGCTGTCCGGCACCGAATCCAGCCGGTACACCAGAATCGGCGTCAGATCGAGTGCGCCCAGCCGCTCGATCAGCGCGAGCAATGACTGGCTGCGCAGGTCGTTGATCGACGGCTGAATCGTCAGTTGCGCCATCTTTCCTGTCCCGCCCCTGCCCGGCCGCTAGCTCCGGATCGGTCCGGTCGCCTGTATGAGCGAAATCGCAGTGCAGTTGGCCCATTGGCCCGGGGAGAGCGGCGTATAGGCCGGCGAGGTCAGCGTGACTTCGTACACCCCGGTGACCGACAGCGCCTCCACTATCTGGCTTGGCACGATATCGCGCTGAATCCGTGATGCCAGGGCAATCGCAAAATTCTGCACCGCCGCGTTAGCTGCCGCCATCGTTGATACCGGCTCGGCGTCCGAGTACAAGGTCACGGTTCCCCCGATCTGATAATCGGTCTCGGTCACCGGCAACGCGTTAACCGTGTCGGTCAGCGGACGCACGGTGTCGGCGTTCAGCACGGCCTGAACCTTGCTCAGCAAGGCCGCACTCGCGATCCCCGAGCCGTTAGGGGCGGTCGCCGGCTGCTGCGTGATGGGTCCCGTCAACACATAAACGTTCACCTGTCCAGGCGCCGGCGAGGTTACTTGCGCGTCGACGATCGCGGGGTCGGCGCTCAGCGCGTAGTAGCGATACGCACCGATTGGCCCGGCCACGCTGAACCGGTTCGGCGCCGCCTGAATTCGAGCGCGCAAATGGTCGTCCGTCTCGGGCGCGGAACCCCCGGCGCTCACGGTCGTGTTCGTTACCGCTTCGACCAGCACGCTCGGATTCAACTGCACGTTGACCTGCGCGACGAGATATCCGTTGGCTCCCGCGCCCGGAGCGGTCGCCGTCGCGGCCACGCTGGCGCTGGTTTGTCCAGCCGGGATCGTGAGCGCCTCGTTGGTCGCGAACGCGAACTGGCCGTCATTGGTGCCAACCTGGGTACCGGCCGGTATCGTGTACGCAACGCTAAGCGCGCTCGCGAGAGTGAACTGCAGGGTCGTGACGGCGCCCTGGGCCGGTAGCCGGGTCACGCCCAGCAGTTGCCCCAGGTAGTCGATCATCGGGAAGATTGCGTACGCCAGCAGATTTTGCTGCCCGGCATACTGGATCGCGTTACGCGCCAGCGACTCGCGATACGCATAGAGGTTGATCAGCAGGCGCTCCACCTGTGCCGGCATCAGCGTCCGGCCCGCCGCCGCCTCGAATGCCGCAATCATGTCCGCGAGAATCAGGTTCGGATCAAGTCCGTCGGCATCGCTGAGAAAAACCGGCGGAGGCAGAGTCGGTATTCCTGTTCCCATTACTTATTCCTTCGCATTGAGTATTGTCGGTGTCGGCTGTCGCCGCGGCGGAGATTTATCTCTGAGCGGCGCCCATATTTTCAATGCTGTGCCTCAAGCGAGCCCCGGTGTCGGGATCTTGATCGTCGTGGCCTGCACGGGCAGGAACGGAGGCGGCGCCGTCCCGGTTCTGCTGAGCCTGAGCCGCCAGCTTATTCTCACCTCGAGATGGGCTCCCGATTGCGTGCTGTCGTCCGTGACCGGCAGCGCCTTCACTCCCGTCAGTGTCACCCGCGGCTCCCACAGGGTGATAGCCTGGGTCACTTCGCGAACAATCGCCGGAATTGCCTCGTTGATCGGATAGTCAATATATTGCCAGATGTCCGCGCCGAACATCGGGCGGAGCGGGTCGCTGCCCTTCGGTGTCGTCAGGATTATCCTGATGCATTGATCGACGTCGCTGGCGCCCTGCACAACCTGGCCGAGTCCCGACCCCGCCGTGCCGGGCGCATCCAGTGCCAGCGACCAATCCGCCGAACTGATATCGGCCAGCGTGAAAACTCCCGCTTCCATCGGTTAACTTCGCTCCTTGCCTCGAAATCCGCAAATCCGGGGCGCCGGCACGAGGGCAAAATGCATCGCCGACTTGCTACGTATCCTAATCCGCCAGTACATTGGTGCTCGCGCTCACGATCGTCCCGCTGCCCGCAGGGCAGGTCACGCTATCGCCCAGGCGCGCGACCCCCTTGAGCGCTCCACCGCCGAGCTGGATCTGGCCGGATGCCGTGACTTTGACATTGCCGTTGGGGTCGATTGTTATTTGAGCGCCGTTCGCCGCTATAGTCACCGTGCCGCCGCCGGGAATACTCACTTGCAGCGCGTGCGAGGCCCGGTTGTATTCGAACGCGGCTCCGTCCTTGCAAGAGAGATGGAGCGCGTCGGGATTGTTCACGGGAGCCGTGTCCGCGGTTGAGTAGACCGCGCCGACCACTGCGCCATCTTCGTCATGCGCGTCCATTAGGCATACGACCTGTTCGCCGATGTCGGGAATCCAATAGGCCTTGTCGTTCTGAGCCTTGGGCACGATAACGGGCAGCCACCAGCTCTGCATTTGATCGCGGTCCGGGAACGCTACGCGCACCCGGCATCGTTGGGTGTCCTGGACCTTGACGATCCCTACTCTGAAAGCCGCGCGGGTATCTTCCGGTTCGCGATCACGATAGCCGTGCATGATTCACCCCACCCGCCGGAGCTGAACTTCCGTCGTGTATCCGGATGTTCGGCTCACCCGATGGCGCGCGATCTCTATCAGGTAAATGCCGTCGTGCGCGCCGAAGCCTCCGATTGTTGCGGTGTTGCCCGCGCACAGTGCCGGATTACCCGGTAGCTCCAGTCCAGCGGTGGTTTGCAGCATGTTCGAGGTGTGCAGGGCGCTCTGCGCCTTGAGCAACGCTTGTTGCCCGTTTTCGCAGCGCACGGCAAGCTTAAGCGTATCTCCCGTCGGGGACGTTGGGGTCGCATCGACCGTATGCGTTATCAGTTGCTTGGAACCAGGATCCTGGTAGCTGACTTCCGCAGCCTTATAGATCCGATGAGTCTTGCTTCGAAAGCCACCTCGCAGGAGATCGGAGCGGGAAATAGACACAGACGGAGCCCGGGCCTCCACCGCCGCGCGATCGTAAAATACCATCTGCGCGCCGCGGATGGTGAAGTCGTAATCGTGTGTGCGCGCCAGGCGATGGACAAACTCGAGATCGCTCTCGCGCGACTGTGTGACGCGGGCGAACGCCGGATTGATCATTCCCGCTGCCGCGACCACCGAGAGGTTGTACTTTCCGGCGACTGCGCTTGCTATTTGCATCAGCGTCTGATTCTCATACGCCACGCTGTTGCGGGTCCGCATTGCCGGCGTGATATATGCAGCGAGACAGCGTAAGTGAAAGGTATCGGGAGGCAGATTAAATTCCAGGTCGTCGACCTGGAAATCTCCGCATGGCAGCAATGGCTCACCCTGGTAGCCGATCATCAGGTTGGTGAGGTCGCCTTCCAGCGGACACCAGGGACCCTGCCAGCGCCTCTCATGGTCTTCCAGTTCGACTTCGATTTCTCCCGCCGCCCCGCTCAGGCGATCCGTATAGATGATCTCCAGTACCAT